CTCGGCCGATATCCAGCCGCCCGCCGAAGCGACCTGCCGCCGCTACATCCGCTTCACCGTGGAAGACAAACCAGGCGTGCTGGCCGCAATCGCCAAAGCCCTGGGCGACGTCGGCATCTCCATCTCCCAGGCCGTCCAAAAGGTGGACCCCTCGAATAACGCCTCGGTCCCCATCGTGTTCATGACCCACGAGGCCAAACAACAACACGTCGACCAGGCCCTCGCCGTCATCCGGACCTTCCCCGCCCTCAAGGCCGAACCCGTCCATTTGCGCGTGCTGTGAGAGCAGGGGCGCTGCCCCTGCACCCCGCCAGAGAGGGCTCCGCCCTCTCTGGACTCTCCCGCCAAAGGGCTGCGCCCTCTGGACACCCATATAGCCTCGCGGACTGCATTGGCCGAATGGCCAATGCAGTCCGCGAGGCTAGCTGACACTTATATTGGGACTAAGAAATAGCCGGATATAGGCAGCGGCTAGCTGGATATTGTCGGACGGCGAACCCAGTTTGCACAAGGGTTTCGCCGTTTCTTTTGGCCTCGGTTCCGGCTGTGCCGTTGAGTCTGCGACTTTTGACAACCACGGCGGAAACGGACACATGGTGTGCGACTCCGGCATTGCAGCCACTGCCTCTGTTTAAAGAGCTTTTACGCGGCGTTTAAGCCCTTATTAATCAAGGCTTCGCCGCCGTGGCCTGTGTGGGCTGCTCGGCCTAAAAACGGGAGATTTGGTTGCAGGTTTGCTGTAGGAAGCTGCAACCGAGAAGCTGAAACTGGCCTGCCTACGTCAATCTCCATTTCTCCAGCTTGCGGATAAGGCATCTGTAGGCCAATACGAAGGCAAATAGGCCGCCTCCAAGAAGCAGGATATACTCCCGAGGCACAGACTTTGGAAGTGTGAAGCAGAGAGATACTATCGAACCAATAACCATGATTGTAAAGCATTCCAATATGAGGCGGTCATTTCTCTGCTGCTGCTCTTCCTGGATGATTTCTAAGAAGTGTTTTTCGACGGGGTGCCCACAAGCAATGCAAGCACTGGCTCTCATACTTACAGGATATCTGCATACAGGACATTCGATAAGATTCTCTGTTGTAGCTGGCTGCGGCAAGACGACATTAATATCTCTCCCAGCCACGTTTTCAATTTGACATTGATTAAAGTTTTGCATTGTTCATTATTCCTTATTCTTTGTCGTTTCATTGTTAACGTCTCTTCCTGCAACATTTGTTATTCTACTATTGTTAAATGTTTGATTAGGAATATTTTCATGCCTTTTGTTAAAATCATCAATGTTTAATCCGTCAGACATTGATCCAGTCAATCTATCAAGTTCATGTGCAAAGTGTTGTAAACGTGACTTCATCTCTGAATAATAAAAATAAGCTACAGCCAAAGCAGAATTTTTTGCAAGTGGAATTTCTTTTTCACGGATTAAATTGAGTACAATTTGTGCCAGCAATTCTACATTTTCATTAGTTGATTCCTCTTGTCCATCCCGCATGATGGAAATAAATCGTGTATTCCCTTTGCTTATATCGAATTCCGTCTTGTGCCTGAAACTTGAAATAACTGGCTGAGGGCCTTCACCCAGCAGTAGCCAACGCGGGTCAATACCAAATTCGGAACATATTTTTGAAGCGATGGTCAATTCTGGCTCGCTTTCACCTCGTTCATATCTACCGACAGTATTTTTATGTATGCCAATTAATTCGGCAAATTTTTCACGAGAAAGATTTCCACGTACAAATTTTAGGCGACTGGCAATAGTGTCCAAGGTATCCCTCCGAAAAATTGAGATACCTGCAATGGTATTTTGAGTTTATTTTTTGTTTGACATGATACAAAAAATAGACCATCGATACCTTGCGAGGTATAGAAAGCCCTGGCAAGCTAATCTTACCCTGCCTCCCTGGGTCCGGTCAACGTGGTAATTCCGGACCTGAAACCGTCAAATCCGTTCAGTTCAAGGCGGAAAAGGCGAACTCGGCGGACGGCAATGGCATCTTTTTACCAACCTTCTCTCCTGAGTGACAGCGGCCTTACCACAGGGTTTGCGCATGCGGGCGGGCTTGTGCCGTCCGTCAAGGCCTGCATGCAACGCGCCTTGGCCGCTGTCACTCCCTCTATGTCCAGAGACCAGCTTGTTGACCGCATGAACTTCATTGCCAAACAAACCGGGACGCGGCTCACGTCTGAGCGATCCCGGCTGTTGTCGTTGGCAACCTTGGAAAAATGGCTTTCTCCCAACGACAGAGATCATGTGCCGTCTTTGGAAGCCTTGGATGTGTTCATGCGCGCGGTCAACACGGTGGAACCCCTGGCGCAATGGGCGGATACCCACGGCTGTACGCTGGTGTCGCCGGATGAAAAGCCTTTTCTCCTGTACGGCAAGGCCAAGTTCGAGGCCAAAGAGCACAGCCGTCAACTCAAACGGCTGGAAGATGAAATTGCGGACGCCCTCAAGGGCCGGGGGTAAGTCATGCAACTCTCCGAACGCATCTATTGCAACTGGCTCACGGCGCGGCATATCGCCCATCTTCTGGAAGACCCGTTGGACATGATTGAGCGGGAAGCCCAGGAAGACGGCTGGATCAGCAAAACCGTCGAGCACCATCTTGATTATGACGGCCAGGGCATCATTGACGCCGTTCTCTATGACGTCCGCAGCATCCGTATGGGAACGCGGATCATGATCGGCGTCTATCTCCTCATGGATATCGAGGAACGGTTTGATGATCCGCTGCTTATCCGCGCGGACAGGCACGTGGATTACATCGGCCAGTGGTTCCCGGCCATAGACCGGAATATTCTGCGGGCCGCCGTGTACCGCTGCCGGCAGTTCGCGTACGCGCGGGACATCATGTTTGCCTTGCAGGTACATGTGATAGACGCCTTGATGATCGTGGCGGAAGCCTTTTGCATGGAACGCGAGCTTCTGTACAATCTGGTCCTCGCATTTTCCGGAAGTGAAGAAGATGTGTTCGGTTTTATGGTTTATCCTGAAACGCATCTTCTACGTCTCGTTCTGCATTTCAGCGCCGCGTCTGGCCCCTCATTGCCCGAATTTGCGCACCCCTCTGACCCGCAACTGGAGGCGGTGCAATAGTGTCCGCTCCGTCTCTCGTCTTCAGAAGCCTTGATACAGCCGAAATAGCGGGGATACTCGGTATCTCGCGACAGGCCGTATCGGCGAAGGCGAAGAAGGAGAAGTGGGACGCGGAAAAGCGGACCCGCCAGGGCGGCGGCAAATCCTGGCCTTTCGCGGGGCTGGATCATGAGACGCAAAGCAAAATCACGCAAGCGCTGATTCTGAACCCGGCGCTCATGCCGGAACCTGATCCTGTGGTGACGGCGGCGCGGGAAGTCTTTCTCGCCGCCCGCTGGCAGGACTACGAAAGCAAACCCACCAGCGCGAAAGAGCGCGCCATTTACCGGTACAACCTGCTTTTCGAGGCGTGGCAGCTTCATCAGGAAGGCATGACGCTGAAACAGGCGTTCTTGCTGGTTTCGCAGGAGCACGGCGAACGCGTGGCGAATCTGCGCAACTGGTATTTCGGCACAGGCCGCAAAACCGGCGTGCGCGGCATTGATCCCAAGGACTGGCTGCCCTTCCTGGTGGATCAGTACCAGGGCCGGGTCAGCACGGCGGAATGCACGGAAGACGCCTGGGAATGGCTGAAGAAAGATTATCTGCGCCGTGAGCGGCCTGCCTTCGCCATGTCCTACAGCCGCCTTAAACATATTGCCAGGGAACAGGGCTGGACCATTCCCTGTGAGCGCACCCTGCGCCGCCGCCTGTCTGCGGAAGTTACCCCGGTGACCATAGAATACATGCGCACGGGAAGCCTGCGGAACAGCTACCCGAACCAGCAGCGTGCGCGGGATTCTTTTGCCGCCGGTGAAGCGGTTTCCGGCGACGGCCTGAAATTCGACAGGCTGTATGTCGTCTGGCCTGACGGGGAAGTCTCCAATCGGGCTACCGGCTGGTTCTGGGAAGACATCCATTCCGGCAAGGTGCTGGCCTACGATCTCGACAAGTCGGAAAATACCGACATGTTCCGTCGCGCCACGCACAGTCTCACGGGCATCACGCTGCCGCGCTATGCCTGGGTGGACAATACCAGAGTCGCCGCCAACAAGAGTATGACCGGGCAAACCGCCAACCGGCACCGGTTCATCAACAAGGCCACTGATCCCGTGGGTCTTATGAAGCACATGGGCATTGACGTGCGGTTCACCAATCCGGATCAGGAAATCTCCAACCCCGGAGCCAAGCCCATTGAAAGGGCCTTCGGCATCGGCGGCCTGCATGAACGCATGCGCACATGGCCCGCCTTCATGGGCCGTGGGTACTCTTGCAACACGGCCATTCCCTTTGAGGAATTCAAGGAAGCCCTGGCCCATGTTGTTGCGGAGCACAACGCCACGACGGGCCGCAGGGGCGGCATCTGCAACGGCAGATCGTTTGATGAAGTCTTCGCAGCCGGTTTCTCGCAAACCACGGCGCGTAAGCCGTCCGAATCTTTGCGCAGGCTGCTCCTGTACGATCAGGAAGTCTGTACCGTCAACGCCCAAGGCGCTGTTCATCTGAACGCCGGACGCGGGGACGGCAGACACCAATACTTTGCGGATCGACTGGACGCCGAAGCGGGAAAGAAGGTCACGGTCATGTACAATCCGGATGACCTGACCTTGCCGGTGCAGATTTATGATTTGCGGGGCAGCCATATCTGTCAGGCCGATTGGCAATCGTCTGTTGCTTTCCGCGACAAGGCGGCTGGCCGTGAATACGCGCGGGAAAAGAAGCGTCGCAACAAGCACATCAAGAGAGCCGCCGCTTCCGCGTCCCGCATGGACAAATACGAATATCAGCAACTCAACGCTGTTATTCCCGCCGGTGTGATCCCCGAGCCTGCCAATACCATAACCCTGCTTTCCGAACAGGAAGTGCGGCAGGCCCTGTCGCCTGTGGATACAAAGCGTCAACAAGAGCTTTTGGAAACTATGAACCGCAACATTTCAGATATGGACAACGGCCTTCGCCGCGCCAGCGCATAAACCCTGCTGACAAAGGAGCCCCACGATGGAAGCAGTAAACACCGAAGTCACTCCGGTCCCGGAACACACGGATGAAGCCGCATTGCGCGAAGCCGTGCGTAAGGAAATGCACCGTGCCGGCATGAGTCAGGCCCGGCTTGCCAAGGAAAGCGGAATCCACCAGTCCCGCCTGAATCTGTGGCTTGGCGGCAAGTATTCCGGCAACGGCCAGAATGTGGCCCAAGAACTTGCCCGCTGGTTCAGAGCGGTAACGGAACGCAGAGAACAGGCGGCGGCAGGCCGCCTCATTGAAACGCCGGAATGGCTCCCCACGCCCACGGCCAACGCGATCATGAACGCTCTGCGCTATGCGCAGAACGCCGGAGATATCGCCCTGATCTACGGCGGGGCCGGGGTCGGCAAAACGTTTACCGCCCGCCGGTATCAGGAAGATCGCCCCTGCGTCTGGATCGCCACCATGACTCCGGCCATGAACAGCATTTCGGCCTGCCTGACGCGTATTGCCCTTGCAGTGGGAACGCCGGAAATACCGAGAGGGGCCGCTCGGGCTGAAAACGCCATTATTGCCGCCGTGGAAGGAAGAAACGGCCTGCTTATTGTGGATGAAGCGCAATTCCTGCCTCCCGCCGGGCTGGACGCCGTGCGGTCGCTGCATGACGCTTCAGGCATGGGCTTATGCTTCATGGGCAACGAAACGGTGTACACGCAGATTACGGGCGGCAGCCGCAAGGCCCATTTTGCACAAATCTTCAGCCGCGTCGGCATCAAGACCCGTCTGACCAACCCCACCATAGGCGATGTGGAAACCATCGTGCAAGCCTGGAATATCACGGATGCCAAGGGCAAGAGCCTTTGCGCCGAGATAGCCAGACAGGCCGGGGCCTTGCGCGGTCTGACCAAGGTTCTGCGGCTGGCGAGCATGATGCTGTCCGAAGGAGAGAAGGCGCTCGAATTCCTGCACATTCAAACAGCCTGGGCGCAGCTTGGCGGCGCGGCATAAGAGGTAACCCATGAGCAATACAGCTATTTCCACAGAAAACAGCGGTACCGTTGCAAAGAACCTCCACAAATACGCCAACGCCCTTGACCGCATCATGGAGAAACTTTCCGACGATGACGACAAGCGCATTGCCGCTTTAGCCGTGCATGGCATCCAGGCGGAAGCGGAGCGGGTGAACGGCCTGGAAGCCATCCTGTGCATAAGTTCCAATCTGGCGAGAGCGTAGACGAAATGGCCGTTTGCCGCTGAAGAGTCAAGCCACGGGAGCATATATGGCTATCATCATCCCTTTCCCGCGTGAACGCTGTCGCCCGGCGCAGCCTACGCCGCCTGGGCACAAAGGCAAAATCATTCCTTTTCCCCGTCCGGCTGCCGCTCCCGCTCCCGTGGAGACTCCCAAAGCCGGGATGTTACGGCGGGAACGTACGCCGCGTACTGGTAAAAACGTCCTGATTGCCAAAGTAAAGATAGCGCAAAAGCAACTCGGCATGCCGGACGATGTTTACCGGACGATGCTGTGGATCAATTTCGGCGTCAGTTCCTGCACCGAGTTGGACGAACAGGGGTTGGTCCGGCTGGTGCGTCACTTCCGCTCCAAGGGCTGGCAGGACAAGCCCTCCATGAAAAAGGATAGGCATGGCAAACCCCGATGCTTGAAAACCGGCAATCACCCCGGAGCGCGCGTCATGGCCCGCATCGGGGCGTTATTGGCGGAACTTGGGAATCTGCGCGGCGACTATGTTCCGTGGGATTATGCCGCAGGCATTCTGAAAAAACACACCGGCCTTGACCATCTGGAACAGGCCACGACGCAGGAATTGAACGGCGTCATGGTTGCCCTGGAACGCACTCTAAACAGCGAAAGGCGGCGCATATGAATCAGACGCATGTACTGCCTCATGCTGATGCCGCTATCATGCCCGGTGCAATGCGGCAATGTCGAACTTGCAGGGAAGATAAGCCCTTGACCGAGTTTCGCGTTGGACCAAGCGGCAGAGTGAAAAGCATTTGTGATGGCTGCACAGAGACGCTGATTGCCGCCTATTATGGCACAGCCGGATTACGGCGCTGCACAACTTGCGGACGCCTGACAGTGGACTATCGTTGCTCAAGTTGTTGGAAGAAACTTCGAGACCCGGACGTATACGACGGCGGCATTGATACGGAATCTCTGTTGTAACCACAGCCCACAATTCACACAGGAGGTTGCCATGTGGCTGTCTGCGGAAGAATGTGCCAGGATGCTCGGAAGAGAGCGGGCATTGCAATTTATGGAAACTTTTGGCGGGGACACCATCTATATCCCCCAACGCCCCAAGGCCAAACACAAGATAGCCGAATGCGTCGGCATCGTCGGCATGGCGGTGCTCTGTAAAGAATATTCCAAGTGCTATGTGGGCGTTGCCAAATCTGGAGGCAACACTGCTTCCAAAAAGACAGCTATCATTGAATTGCTTGCAGGCGGCCATTCCTTCCGCCAGACGGCGAAAAGAGCCGGTGCCAGCGTCCGGTACGTCACCATGGTAGCTCACGACAGCAAAGAGCTTATCGCTCGAAAATCTCAGGAGTTGGGGCACTCCGGGGAACTCCGCGCCGGTGCCTTTGAGCGTCCGAGCGCCAGTGGCGTTGTATACGCCGAGAGCGCCTGAACGCGCGCATCACGCAGGGTAGGCCGTGCGGTGTCGGTGAGCGCTTGAGCGCCACACGTAGAGCGCCTGGGCACCGGGCACCGCACGGCCGTTTAAACGAGGATTAACGAGCTGTTAAAAGTCGATTAAAAAGGGTATCTCCCAAGAGAGTTACCCTTTTTTGGTACCCGAAAAAGTCGCAAATTAAATGTCAGAGAGTCGTAAATTTCCGCAGATTGTAGAGTGAAAGTTAACAGGGCGGATGTTGTTGAAAAAATAGAGAAGGCCCATGAAAGTACTCCCAGCAGAAAACGTCCCCAATGGACGAGGAGT